TATCTGATTTTGCAGCTGCTTTCATAGCTTCATCTACATCTAATATTTCATCAAACAATTGATTCTTTCTTGCTATTGCAGATAATCTATTTGTTCCTTCAAAGATAGAGTGTCTTACATCATTTATTTCACCAAATAATTCTCTAAATATTTTAGATCCTTTACCTATGACCTGTATTTCTTTTTTACCGCCAGGTAAATTTTTTTCTAAAGTTTGTGCAAATGTTTTTAAACCTAATGCATCATCTGCAGATTTAGATAAATTCTGATACGCAAATGTAGGAAGTGTGTCTTTCTTTGGGTCCATCTTTCTAACTTGTTTTATGATATCATTTACCATACCTTCTGCTTCTAAATCTGTAATTGGATTATTGTTTTTAGCTGCGTATCTTTTGAACAATGATTTTGTATTTTCCACTGCATCTTTTGTTGGTTTATATTTTTGAAAGAAGCCTGCCTCTGCATCCTCAAATATTTCAAACGTATTACCAATATAGTTTTTAACTCTGTTACCCATTATCTTTCTTAGATCTTTGGTAACACCTGTGGGTAAATCTACTTTTGCTCCTGGTCCTGACGCAGTTATTTCTAACAAACTGTTAAACTCTTTTCTTGTTTTATCTAAAATGTCTATAATCTTATTACCTGTTATCGCTCCTTCTTTTTTACCCATTCTTTTTATAACCGTAGTTAGCACATCTTTTTTTAAATTTTCATTTAAAGGTTTTGTTAGATCACCCTCAAACAATGTTTCATCCAATAGTTTTAAAAATTGTTTTCTTTCTTCATTGGAAGAAGAATTAAAAAATTTTCTAAATTCAGGAAATACTCTATCTACTTCTTTGTCTATTCTAGATACTTGTTCTTCTGCAAAGTTAGTATCTCTCATGGTTCTTGCTTTTTGTGTTTGCTTAGCTGCAGCTATTTCTTCTGGTTTAGTTCCTCTAAATCTAAATATAGACGCTAACTTATCTAAAGCTCTATCTAATCTAGAACTACTGTATGCAAGTTCCTTTCCTCTTTTTGCTAATGCTTTTGCACTTTGACCAACACCATATACAAAAGGTGCTAACAATACAGACTCAGATCCAAATCTAACTCTGTTCAATAATCTTCTTGATGCATCTTCTGCTACATCTGTAGATTGTTCTCTATCTAACTCTGTAGGTCCTGCTTCGAATAAATCTCCAAACGTTCCTATCTTTTCATTATCAACTACAAATACTTCACCAGCACCCCCACCAACAGACATCACACCAAATCGTTTTGCACCTGTTAGTTTGTTTAGTTGATCTGCCTTCTTTACACCTTTTTTTAAATTAGGATTTTTTGGATTTACATATTTACCAGATTTCTTTGCATTGACTGCTTTTTTTGCTAATCGTTCTGCAATACTATCAGCTGCTTTTAAAGATAATTTACTACCTACTGTACCAAAACCAACTAATTGAGTTATTGCTTCTGATATTTTACCAGCAGCTCTTTGTTCTGCTAGTTCTTCAAATGGATTTATTTTATCAAAAAATTGTTCTACTTCTGCAACTGCACTAACAGCTGAATCTTTTGTTGAAGGTAAACCTATCAATTGACCAGCACCTAGATCCATTAGTTCTGCTGACAAAGATGCTACACCCTCTGGTATTTTAATTGCTCCTGATACAATACCAGATACAAAAGATGTAAGACCACTTACTTCGTTATTATCTTCTGCAGGTAAGTCAATATCAGTTTCATCTGTACCTGCTCTAACAAGATCTTGTTTGTTTTCTTCTGTGATCTTTTTTTGTTTCTTTCTTTTCTCCTCTTCTTCAGGAGTTAAGGGTTGAAATCTTGGATCGTCTAGGCTTAGAGTAGCCATGGATTACTCCTGTATTTCAAATGTTAACTTATTCAATCTAAAAGTGCCACCTGCGTTATCGAAAATTTCAAATTCTTTAGTAATTGGATCGTATATAATATCTCCAGGCGCATAACCATCTGTAGGTAAAGCCATTGGGTCTCCACTTTTACTGTAGGTATATGGTTTAAAACCTTTAAATCTAGATAGTATGTCAGGACTTGCTTCTCTTCTAAATCTAGTAATATTATAAGCTGTTTCACCAGGGTTTAATTTAACTGCTGGATTTTTACTTGCTGCATATGTTTCTGTTCTTCTATCTACAACGTTTTCAAAAGCAGGAACTACTTGTTCTCTAGTAATATTTGCACCAGGGTTATCTCTTTTAAACTCTAATTCAGCTATTTTATTTTTACCTTCTTGAATTTTTACTTCTATTTTATTTCTCAATTCGTCGCCAAATTGAGTTTTTTTTAATTCAAGTTGATCTTTTGCAATTTGATTTTTTGCGTCAGCTATCTCTTTATTTATTCTATTTTTTTCATCTTCTTGTTCTTGACCTATATCTGCAACCACACCTTCAAGTGCTATATCTCTTTGAGCAGCTTTTTGTTTGCTTAAGTCATCAAAAAATTGATCTGTAGGTCCTGAAAAAGCTAAAGCTAAATTAGCAGCTGTGCTACCACCTCCAGTTTCACCAAAACCTCTTAATCCACCTTGTATTAATAGTTTTGAGACTGGATCAAAAGCAGGTTGAGAGTATTGATCAAGAACTGCTTTAATTCTTTCTGAAGGTTTAGGTGTTCCTTCATCATAGTTTTCTCTCATGACACCTGTCATGATACCACCACCGACTTCACCGCCTTTTCTAAACATTGGTCGTCTTAAAGTTTTCATTATCTAGGCCTCAATGCTCCATAGATTCCTGCAAGTGTAGCACCTGCACTTAATGCAGTTTGTGCCATGCTAGGAGAAGGAGCCATTTTTGTTACTTGTGAACCAGGATATCCTGCAATCAAACCTGTAATACCACTACCTAAAGCTTGTGCTGCTTGTAGTGGTTGTTGTAATTGTGCTTGAGCTAACTGTTGTTGTGCAGCTAATTCAGCTTGTGCTTGTGTTTGTGCAGCACCACCTAAAGTCTGTAGACCTGAAACTTGTTGACCAGCTAATGCAGGTGAAGCTTGTGCTAAATTCATTTGTCTTGAAAAGTCAGCTCCGGCTAATTGTTGTGCTTGACCAAAACCTTGTTGTAATAATTGTGCTTGTAATGCAGCTCTGTTTCTATCTGACATTGCTTGATACTCTGCTTCAGCAACACCTTGTCTACCACCACCAAAAGCTCCTGCTTGGTAAGCAGCTTGACCAACAGATCCTAAACCTTTTTGTGCTTGTATATCAAAATCTTGTAGTGCTGTTTGAATAACATCTCTTTGATAAGGAGACATAAATTCTCTATATGCATCTGGACCTGTTCTTGCTGCTGCAGTTTGTAAAAAAGGTTGATATGATCCAAGACCTTGAGCGCCTGTTGCAATTGATACTGCTTGTTGTGATAATGGATCTTGACCAGCTACAAACTGTGGTCCATATACTTTTGAAAGA